ATAGAAGATTTGCATTACTGGTGGGAGAAACCAAACAATCACTGGACATAAATCGCGGGATAGAAACCCCGTAAAAAGTTCTGTTCAACCTCAAAAAGGAGAAAACAGATGGCAATGCACCCAAATCCAGACCGAGATTCAAGTTATATGAGAGACATGTGGGGCACAAGTGGTCTTATTACTGATTACTGGACCAAAGCACCAGAAAAAAAGATGCTCCGAGAGATCAATAATGATGATATGACACCCAAAAAGCATGATTTTAGTTTTCAAAATGAAATTCATTCAAAAATACGCAATGACACTGACTATGATGACTGGGAATATGGAACAGAACCTATTTTTGGGTGATAAATAATATAGAATTATTGTTTTTTAAATGCCTTTAGAGCGGGTTAGTAAAGCTTTTAAGGATATTAGTCTGTCATTTCAGTCTAATCCCCTAAATTTTGACATAATCGCTGTCAAAAATGAGACAGCGATATCTCGCTCTATCCGAAATCTAGTTTATACAGTCCCTGGAGAGAGATTTTTCAATCAAAATATTGGGTGTAAAATCTCTCAAAGTCTATTTGAAAATATTGATCGGATTTCTGCTTCAGCAATTAAGGATGAAATTAAAAATACAATAGAAAATTATGAACCAAGAGTCGATTTAATCGATGTTGATGTAAATCCTAATTATGAGAACAATGAATTTAACGTTACTATAAGATATTTCATTGTGGGAATTGATGCATTACCTCAACAGTTATCATTTGCATTACTACCAACACGATAATGACACTAGTAAACTTCACTAATCTAGATTTCGATCAGATTAAGACAACTATTAAAAATTATTTGAGATCAAACTCAAATTTTACGGATTACGATTTTGAAGGTTCCAATCTATCCGTAATTATTGATACTTTAGCATATAATACCTATATTGCTTCTTATAATGCAAATATGGTGAGTAATGAAGTTTTTATTGATAGTGCAACTCTAAGAGAGAATGTGGTTTCTCTTGCAAGAAATATTGGATATGTTCCCAAATCAAAAACTGCGTCAAAAGCAACGATTAGTTTTTTTATAGATACTGCTGATTTGCCATATAGTCCTTTAACAATAACTCTACAAAAAGGATTGGTATGCACTTCACAATCATTTGGATCAGAAAACTATGTATTTTCTATATTAGATGACATTACAGTTCCAGTAGTTAATGGAATTGCAACTTTCGATTCTATAGAAATTTATGAGGGAACTTATGCCAAAAACACTTTTACTAACGATTCACTAAATCCAAATCAAAGATATGTTTTAGATAATTCAAGTATTGATACATCTACACTTAAAGTTTTGGTAAAAGATTCTCAGAATAGCACAGTAACTAGAAAATTTATAAATTCATCAAACATTTTGCAAGTTGATTCAGAATCAAAGGTATTTTTTATTCAAGAAGTTCAGGATCAAAAATACGAATTAATCTTTGGAGATGGAGTAATTGGAAAAAAACTGGATAATGGTAACTTTATCGAAGCAGCATATTTGATCACAAACGGAAAAGATGGTAATGGAGTAAATTCTTTTAATTTTTCTGGAAGATTATTGGATAGTAGATCAAATTTAGTTACTTCAGGAATATCTCTGATTGCCACAGATTCCATATCTCAAGGTGGTTCTGATATAGAATCGATTTCATCTATTAAGAATTTTGCTCCAAGACTATACTCAGCACAGAATCGTGCTGTTACTGCATCTGATTATGAAGTGATCGTTCCAAAGATTTATCCAGAAACAGAATCTATAAATGTTTTTGGTGGAGAAGAACTTTCACCTCCACAATATGGGAAGGTTTTTATTACAATAAAACCTTCTTTTGGTACATTTCTTTCAAATACGATTAAGGACAACATAAAATCACAATTGAGAAAATATAGTGTTGCTGGAATAGTTCCAGAAATTCTTGACGCAAAAATACTTTATATTGAAACAGATTCAAGAGTATATTATAATCAGAATCTTGCAACTTCTTCAGATTTTGTAAAGACATCAATTTTCGACAATATTACAAAATATTCTCAATCAACAGAAATTAATAAGTATGGAGCAAGATTTAAATACAGCAAATATCAAAATATAATAGACAAATCCGACCAATCAATAACTTCAAATATTACTAAAATTCAAATAAGAAGAGACTTAAAAGTTGTACAAAATAAACTTGTAGAATATGAAATTTGTTTTGGAAATCAATTTTATATTAAAAATCCTGAGGGTTATAACATTAAATCTTCCTCATTTAATATTTCGGGAGTTCAAAGTCCAGTTTACTTATCAGATAAACCAAATTCAGATTTAAAAACTGGCTCCATATTTTTATTCTATCTCGATTCGAAATCGCAACCAGTCATAGTAAGCGATAATGTTGGAACTGTTGATTATGTTAAAGGAGAGGTTCGTACTTTTCCAATTAAAATAATTTCTACTTCAGTAAATAGTGGTGGAACACCTGTTATTGAAATATCAGCAATTCCAAAATCAAATGATATTATTGGTCTACAAGACATTTATTTGCAACTAGATAATAATAGAGTTGAAATTACAATGCTTCCAGATAACATAGAGTCTGGTTCTGATTCTTCTGGATCAAATTACATCTTCACATCAAGCTACTTTAATGGCGACCTAGTAAGAAAATAATAAATGGATAACGCAAGAATAAAGATTAGTTCAATAGTAACAAGTCAACTTCCAGCTTTTGTTAGAGAAAACTTTCCTTTAGCAGAAGAGTTTTTGAATCAATATTATAGGTCATTAGACTATAAAAGTGGAGTATATGACATTCTACAAAATATTGATAAAGATATAAAAGTAGATAATAGTTCAAATCAAATACAATCTACAGTATTAACGGAAAATGTAGAATTTATTGATAAAACAATATCCGTAACTTCTACTTTAGGATTTCCTGATACTTATGGCCTAATTAAAATTGACGATGAGGTTATATTATACCAAAATAAAACTGAAACAACTTTCGAGAATTGTTCAAGAGGTTTCAGTGCTATTACTTCATATGGTAATGGAGAGGAAGAAAATTTTGTCTTTGAGGATACTTTAGCAAGTAACCATACTGTAGGAACAGAACAAAATCCAAAGTTAGTATTAAATTTAAGTATTTTATTTTTAGAACAATATTACAAAAAAACAAAGAAGCAGTTTCTTCCTGGGTTTGAAGGTAGAAAATTCTTCAGTTCTTTAAACTCAAGAACATTTTTAAAGAACTCCAAAGATTTTTATTCGTCAAAAGGAACTGATGAATCATTTAAGATATTATTTAAAGTCTTATTTGGTGTAAATGTAGATGTCATAAAGCCAAGAGATTATCTAATACAAGCATCAGATGCTCAATACAGAAAAACTAGAGACCTTGTAGTAGAAAGAATTTCTGGAAATATTTTACAACTTAAAAATAAAACAATATTCCAAGATGAGCAGGGATATATCAATAAAGCATTTGGTACTGTTAATAATGTTGAAACAATTTTTAGAGATGGAAATGAATATTTTATTTTAAAATTAGATAATGATTTTAATAGAGATATTAATGTTATAGGAACAGTTTTTGGTGATTTTTCAATTCACCCCAAAACAAAAATTGTAGAGAATGTTTCAATTTCTGGAAATTCAATACTTGTAGATTCTACTTTGGGATTTCCTGATAGTGGAGATTTAATTTATAAGGGAGTTGAAAAGTCATTTTTAATTTCATATACAGAAAAAAGTTTAACACAATTTAATAATTGTACAGGAATAACAGAAGAGTTAACTAGCGGAAGTGATATATCTCTAAATGTATATGCATATGGGTTTTCTCCAGACAATGAAGAAATAAGATTTAGAGTTACTGGAGTTATATCTGATTGCAACATAAAAGGTAGAGGTAAGAAGTTTTTACCAGGAGATCCAATAACTCTTGCTTATTATGGGTATAATGACAATAAAGACTTTGTTGCTAATAATTGGTTATACAATGTTTCTGTTGAATGTGAAGTTGAGAGTTTTGTAGATAATGGTGGATTTTACTTTACTATTACAACCTTTGACAATAATAACATAAAAAACCAGGATATAGTAGAAGTAGATTATCTTTCAAATCTTACTGGAAGAAAAACTAGAAAGTTTCAAGCTTTAGTCAATGATGGTAACATTCCTAATAGACAATTTACTATTAACAAGGTTGGAGAGCCTATTGATAAAATTTTTTCAATTAGAAAGGTAATATCACAATATAATGGAGATCAATTCCCCTCAGACGTTATAAACACTTATAAGCAAGTTGATAAAAATGAATTATACATTGCCTCTAATTCTTTTCCAAACTATGGAGATTCAGTAATTGAGATTAATGACTTTAAAACTGAATTTAGTGAAGTAGTAGACAACTATACAATATTTGCTCCCGAACATGGTTTTATTACGGGAGACTCGGTACTATACACTTATAAAGACGATGCTACAAAGACTTTAATAATACAACAAGGAATTTATTATGTAAAGTACATTAGTTCATCACAATTTAAACTTTCTAGAAGTAAAGAAAATATTGAAAAGAGTAATATATCAAATGATAATAGTGGATATGTCAAACTGTTAAGTTCTTCAGAAGAAAGTTCTGGTGAGAAAGGATTTAAAAATAATTTTATAAGTTTACTTAAATTCGCAAATAAAAATCTAGAACCAGATCAAGTTGGATCTCAAAAGTTAATTAGAAAACTTGAAAATCCAAAATCAGTTCAAAATAAAGTAAAAACTGTAAGTGGGTGTACTGGAATTTTTGTAAATGGGGTTGAATTATTAAATTATAAGTCAAATGATATAGTTTATTATGGTGAAATAGAATCCGTTGAAGTTGTTGGTCCAGGAGAAAATTATAGCGTAAATAATCCTCCAAATTTGATTATTTCTTCAAATATAGGAAACTCTGCTTTTGGATATTGTGGAGTAGAGGGATCGTTAAGTAGAATTGATATTATAGATCCTGGATACGATTATATTGAAGATCCTATAGTAAACATTTCTGGAGGTTCTGGAACTGGAGCAAAGGCAAAAGCAAATTTAATACCAGTAGATAATTCTTTAGATTTTGATTCGACTTCAAATAACACTAGAATAAACTTAGTAGCAAATCAAATTGGATTTAGTACATTCCACAGATTAAATAATGGAGAAATAATAACATATTCTGCAAATAATCAAACAACTATTGGTGGACTTGCAGAAAAATCAAGTTATTTTGTAAAGGTAGTTGATGACTTTACAGTCAAACTTTTTAGGTCATTTAAGGATTCTATAGACAATACAAATGCAATTGATATTACGTCTTATGGTCAAGGAAATCATACAATAACCTCAAAAAATAAAAAATTTACTATTGGTTCCATTAGTGTAATAGACGGTGGATCTGGATATAAAAATAATAAAATCACAGTAAATCCTACTGGAGTCAATACAGCATTTAATCAAATAGAAGTATACTATCACCCATATCAAAGTGGAGAAATTATTACATATGACTCCGATGGAACAACAATATCTGGAATTGCAACTGGAAGTTACTATGTAACTAGAACTAGTGACACTACATTTAAATTGTCTCAAATTGGCATAGGAACTATTCCAAAAGACTTTTATTATAATACTCAGCAGTATGTTAACTTTTTAGATAATGGATCAGGAAAGCATATATTTAACTATCAACCAATAAGTGTTTCTGTTAGTGGTTATGTTGGAGTATCTACATCAAATCAAAAAACATTTAATTCAGTATTAAGACCAGTTTTTAGAGGATCAGTTTCTTCTGTTTATATTGAAAATGGTGGAGTTGGGTATGGTTCTTCAGATATCATAAACTACAATCGTCAACCACAATTTACTCTCAGCAGCGGAAGTGGTGCTGAAGTTATTCCTGTAATATCTGAAGGTTCTATTAAAGAAGTTCTCGTAGTAAATAGTGGATCTGGATATACTGAACCACCAGACGTTGTAATTAATGGTAGTGGAGTAGGTGCAGTTTTAACACCCATCATTGAGGATGGCAAACTTAAGTCTGTAAATGTAATATATGGAGGGTATTCTTATATTAAAAATAAGACGACTATAAGATTAGAGTCTGTTGGATCTGGATGTCAGTTAAAGGCAGAAATCAAGAAGTGGAATATTAACAACTATGAAAGACTTCTTAGAACTAATAAAATTGGTTCTAAAGACGGAGTAGTTTATAGAGGTTTAAATTCAAAATACGGGTTGCAATATGCTCACCTTTATACCCCAAGAGAGTTAAGAAAAAGAGTTTCTACTAAATCAACTGAAAATAATGAAACTGTTTATAGATCAGATTATACTAATGATAAGAGTGATACAAAGTTCCATTCTCCAATTCTTGGATGGGCATATGACGGAAACCCAATATATGGACCTTATGGATACGAATCTTTAGATTCTAAGAGAGTTGTGCAAGTAAAATCAGGTTACGAAGAACCTGTAGACAACAAACCAGGAAGACCAAGTAGTTTAAATTATCCAAAAGGATTTTTTATAGAAGACTATTCATTTACTGATGGCGGTGATTTGGATGAGAACAATGGAAGATTTTGTATAACTCCAGAATTTCCAAACGGAACTTATGCATATTTTACTACCATTGGAGATACTGATGTAAGATTAAATACATCAGAGGGAAGAGGTCTGTTTAATAATGATAGAGAACCAAAATTCCCATACGTTGTTGGAGACTCTTATAATTCTAAACCAATAGATTTTAATTTTAATTTAAGTTCAAACCAGGATGATTTCAATCTTTCAGATTCTTTATTAATAAGAAATACTTATCCGTATAATATTGACAGCAAATTTTCCGAATACAAATTTATAGGAAATACTAATAAAAACTATAAAATAAAAAATTCAAAAATAAAATCAATATTCGAATCTGGAGTCAGTAGGATACTTGCTATTTCTGGTGGAGACAACTATAGAGTTGGTGAATTTGTAGATTTTGATAATGCTGGAACAAAAGGAAGTGGAGCAAGTTTTAAAATATCTCAATTAAGAGGAAAACCAGTACAAAAAATTGATCTTGATGTGTTATCTATCGACAAATTGGAGTTTACATCATATAGAGGAAGCTCAAAAATTATAGGTTTTTCTACTTATCCTATTAATTTGACAACTAATGACGTTGTAATGGTAGACTCTTTAGAAAACCCAGTCATAAAAGGAAAATTTACAGTAAAAATACCAAAAAATACTTTAATATTGACAAATGATGCTTCAGGCGAATCTGGAGTAAATTATTTGGAAGTTGACGGTGGATTAACTTATCCAAATATTAAAGAAAATGATGTTTATACATTAGATAATGAGAAAGTCAAAGTTCTTAACATAGAACCAAATTCTTCAAGAATTAGAGTTTTAAGAGGTTTTGATTCTACTGGAGTAACATCTCACTTTGCCTCAACAATTTTAACTGAAAATAGCAATAAAATTATTTTAGATTATCCCAGTGAGAAATTTAACTACAAAATTAATAGTGAATATTATTTTGATCCTTCAGAGTCGATTGGATTTGGAACAGAAAAAACTAAAGTAGTATTTTCAAATCCAGGAGCTGGAGTAACTACTCTAACCTTTAACCCTAGATCAATTTATTTAAACAACAACAAACTTCAAACAGGAGACTTAGTAGAATATACTTCAAATGGATCTCCAATAGGAGTTTCTACAGATGGTTTAGATATATTTACAATAAATGATGGAGATAGATTCTATGTTACAAAAATTTCGGAAAACTTTATTGGAATTTCTACCTCTAAAGTTGGATTGAATACTTTTGGGGAATATACAAACTCAGATTTAACTGTAGGTTTATTATACTTTAACTCTTCAGGAATAGGTTCTTATCATAGCTTAAAGACTGTATATAATGAGACTTTATTAGTAAACCTAGAAAAAAATTCTGCTATTGTTTCTACAGCAGCTACTCATAATCTTTCAGTAAATGATCTGGTTAATATAAACATTTCTTCAGGTATTACTACAACATATAAAGTAAAATATAATGATTTCTACAGAAGAATTATTATTGGTGAAGTGATTTTTGATTCATTAAGTGTAGATATTGACTTAAATACTATTAGAATTCCTTTACACAATTATACAAATGGGCAGAAGGTAATTTATAATTCTTCTTCACCGTCTTTGGGTCTTGTTGATAATCAAATATATTATGTGAATGTATATGATAAAAATAGAATCAGACTATGTGATTCAAAATACCAAGCAACA